TAGACAATCTCTTAGCAAGCACTAAGCCCAAGGGTGGTGGTGGCACAGACCCAGCGTGTATCCCCAAATATATTGCGGATCACAATTTAAAACCTGAGTGTGTGGTGATTCTTACCGATGGGTGTGTAAGTAGTTGGGGTGAGTGGTCATGCCCTACGCTGTGGGGTATTACAAGTGATGTAGTAAGTGAAGTAGGTAAGACTGTAAAAGTGAAGTAATTTATTAACAGATGTTCATAAATGTGAGGAGAAGTAAATGCCAAGAATCAAAAACCCATTACTGATAAGCGAAGAACATCGAGGCTATCAGAAAGTATACGAAGTAGACGTAGAGGGTAAAAAAGTTATAGCTACTTATACATATGATGGAGAAGAAGAACATCGTAGTGGGTGGGAGTATGACCTAAGTCCATGTTATGTGGGTTTAGACGAAGATGAAATATGCGACCTCGAAGATGAGTTCTACGAAATGCTTTGCGAATCTACAACGGCTGGAAATTTAAATAAGGAGAAGTAAATGCAGATAATAGAAGATGGATATGGTGGTAACAACGACCCGATTGGTGGTGAACCAGTAGATTTTGTAGTGGAGTTAAGTGAGAGGCTGGCAGATGAGTCAGATTATGACGACTACTTGAAGCCGAAGTTAGATAAGTTAATACAAGAAATAAAAGAAAGAGATGAGGACATAAGTTCTTTGCTCAATGTTATTAAACAATACGAAAGAGGTGAGTGATGATTCAGAATAGTTCGATGTTGGTCGACCTAAACATTTCGGTGTGGACTGGTCGCAAGATGGATAAGAAAGTTTCGGAAGAGATTGATGCAAGCAAAGGCACTCATGCAAGGGCTGGAAACTATCACAAAAAACTTTTGGCTGGAACGCAAAAGCTAGACGAGTTGCAAAAGTTGGTGTCGGGTATTCGCACTTGGCACTACGAGCAGACCTTGCCTTGGAGCGATGGTGGTAGTAGGTTGTTACCAATGGCAAACTTCTTTGACTATAAAGCTACGCTCAATTCCTGGGAAAAGCAGTTCGAGGAGTGTGTCAATGAGTTCTTGGTCGAGTATCCAACGCTTGTGTCGGCAGCAGCTTTTCAATTAGGTGACTTGTTCAGTTCAGACGAATACCCTGATGTCCACAAGCTACAAGATAAGTTTAGGTTTAGGTCAGTATTCTTGCCCGTTCCAAGTGCTGGTGATTTTCGGGTTGATGTAGGCGATACATACAAGGAAGAATTGAAGGCTCAGTATGAGAAGTTCTACGAAGACCGAGTAAATACGGCTATGCAAGATGCTTGGGATAGGTTGCATGATTGTCTAAACAAAATGAGTGATAAGTTGGCTGGGCAAGACAAGCAGATATTCAGAGATTCGCTAGTAGATAACGCAGTAGAGATGTGCGAGTTACTTACTAGGTTGAATGTAACTAATGATTCGAAGTTAGAGTCATGTAGAAAGAAGTTGGAGATTGCACTTGTAGGGGTAGACGCAGGTGAATTACGAAAAGATGATGAGTTGCGGTTGGATGTTAAATCCAAGGTTGATGAAATTCTATCTATGTTCTAAGGAGAATGAAATGGTTGATGTTCTTAAGTTCGTAGTTGCATTAGGTTTATTCGTGGCGGTTGCGTTGGGTGGATTGTATATGTATGTAGATTCTCAGACGGCAACAATTGTATATGCTTGTTCTGAGGTATCGGACAAAGACCCTGAAGATGTGCAACGCATTTGTAAATACGCTTTGAAATGGAAATGATATGGGGTATAGAAGCGAGGTTGGATTCTTCGTTGAGTTTACTAAAGACCCTGAGGAGTTTATTGCCCTAATGAAAGTTGATGGTCGGGATATATTCAAAGACTTTATGCGGTATATGTATATTGAATACTACAAAGACAGACCAGCAGAAGAAGACGACCCGAAGGGCGGTGTGCATTTTTACCACAATCATTGGAAGTGGTATGAAGATTCTCAGAATGGGTTTACTGATTTGCTTAACATGGCTGAACACTATGACGAGAACTTTAAAGCTAAGTTTGCTAGAACAGGAGAAGAATCAGACGACACAGAAGAAGAATGGTTTAACGATGATGGGTATGAGTTGGAGTATCCATATGTAGTGCGTATGGTAGAAACGGCTATGGATTTAACTAAACTAAAGAAAGTGAGTGAAGAATGCTAGTGCTTAAAGATGAGATTGATTTCCCCCAATTAAAACATTTGGTAAACGAGTTTAGACGAGTGCAAGTAAGTCGATTCCCGATAGAGGTAGTGACACAGGGCGGTAACATGATGATAGGATTTGTTGATAGCAGATTCCCAACAGATCGTTTTAATGTGTCTAATATGCTGGCGATGTTGTATGTGGAAAGCGTAGAGGAGAAACCTACAATAACTATTGAGTCTAGGCTAATCAACAACGAGAAGTTTGCAAGACATAACGACAAGTTTCGCACTAGGTCTACCCATGATGTAAAGAAGATGTTTAAGTATATGAAGGAATACATCAAGCCGTTCTCAGGTCAAGAGATTGCCCAAAAGAGTTACAGAGGGGTGCAACATCAATTTGAGCAATGGCAAATGAAACCAACTTGGGGTGTTAGAGAAGCCCTTAACCAACTAGAGCCTAAAGATTTTATGGAAGGCATTGCTAAGTTACAAGCGTTGGGTATCGAACCACCTACAGAGAAGTTTGCAGAACTAGCTAAAACTGCGATCCCGCATTTCGAAGAGATGAAGCGCAGAGATGCAATGGAAGAACCTAACTACCATATTGCCATGAACCCCGATGATTCCGTTGTGCTTACTATCATGCGTGACGAAGAAAAAGGCAGTTCGACTAAAGAATCTTTGGATGCGTGTCCTATGTTTATCCAACAAGCAATTGGTATGCTAAAAATGATGGATGACCAAAGTCATATACCTGAGGTTGGGACAAAAATAAGCGTAAAAGAATTTTGGATTGAGGGTAAACCCCAAGAATAAATCCTTGCTATTGGAATATTTAGGTGTTATAATATTTCTATAATTTGTAGTATTAGTGAGGAATATAATGAAGCATCATTGGACTGTGGTAGTAGTAACAGACAAACAGGGCAAAATTGAGAGTGCAAAACTAAACAATAATAAAACCTACAGTTCTTCTTTATTAGTGCTGGACAGGATGCCCTTTTACATATACGAAAGGAGTGCGTTATTGAGGCTAACAGACATAAGTAAGACTGCTAGGGGTGAAACTATTGGTAGGCGGTTAGAGCCAAACAGATTCACTATATATCTTAGCAAAGACGAATACTACGAAATCAAAGACAAAATGTTAACAGGTGTTAATAAATGAACTATATAACTGTGGGTCTTTTATTTTTCTGCACGGCTATTCCTACAAAAAGATGCTTGGCTCAAGTAGATTGGGCAAGTGACCCGACTAATTGGAACAATAGCGTAATTAACTGGGATAACTCTCCCGATAAATGGAGTAACGACCCGACTAATTGGAAAAACAATGTTGGGAACTACCACTCTATAAATGGTATCTATAACGAAACCGAACGGATTGGGTATGTTGTCCCAAACGAAAGAGTTGTTAATTACTACGACAACAAAGGCAAACGCATAGGATATTCAACCAAATGACCCCTGAGAAAAAGGTGAAAAATAATGTTGTCAAACTTCTTAAAGATGCTGGTGCTTATTATTTTTATCCCGTTGCTAGTGGGTATGGTGCTAGTGGTATTCCTGACATTGTCGCTTGTATTCACGGTAGGTTCATTGGTATTGAGTGTAAAGCTAACGGTGGAAAGCCTACTGCGTTACAAGACAAAAACTTAATGGACATTATGAACACAGGCGGTATAGCGGTGGTGGTAGATGAAACAGGGATGGATAAGTTTAAGCATTTGTTGAAGGTGGGATTCCCCAATGCTGGGGTTATTTACGATATGTTAGACGGAGGAAAGCATGAATGAGGAGTATAGAGTCAAGGTCTCGGTAAGCAATAATTTGTTAATACGAGCCATCGAAGATGCAGGATACAAGAACCAATCAGAGTTTGCTAGGGCTATTGGGTGTGGTACAGCCTATGTAAATATGTTGTGTGGGTTGCGAATATCCCCAATGACTAGGGAAGGGGAGTTTACCAAAGGGGCTAATCAAGTCATGGAAGGTTTAGGTGCTTGCCCTACGGATTTGTGGACAGAAGAACAACTAACCATGAACCTAAAGAGAAGTAGTAGCTGGTCGGTAATGGGTAGAGAAGAACTCCATGTGCTGATGAACGGTGAACAAAAATCTTTATTGGACTCGGTTGCTGGGCAAGAACTTAAGAAAACTATGGATGCGGTGCGTAAGACTTTAACTTACAGAGAACAACAGATTATAGGTCTGCGGTTTGATGATGACAAAAGCCTAGAAGAGGTTGGTAAAGAACTTGGTGTATCAAGAGACAGGGTTAGGCAACTGGAAGCTAGGGCATTGCGCAAGATGCGATATCCAAGTCGTAGCGACCAACTAAAAAGTTTTGTAGAGGAGATGTGATGAGTGAAACAACGATACTAAAAGAAGCCCATGCCATTATCTATGGCGACAGGGAGAAAACCTATGGACATCCAGCTAAGAACTTAAAGGCTATTGCGACCATGTGGGATGTGTATATCAATAACAAACAAACACCTGAGATTACTGCTAAAGATGTTGCGGCAATGATGATGCTTGTAAAGGTTGCGCGTTTTGCTAATGACCCGACACACAGAGACAACTTGGTAGACATATGTGGATATGCCGCTTTAATCGAGAGATGTGATGAGAATTTTGCCGAGTGATGCTAACAAGGTGCGGTTGATGCGTATGCTGGAGGGTAAACATACTTTTTCAACTAAAGATGTAGGTCGTTGGCTAAAGGTGAAGAAAGACCGAGCCTGTGATTATGTAAATGATTTACAGACAGAAGGCAAGATTGTCTTCAGTTACAAACTAAGAAACTTAAACTATTACAGGGTGGTAAGAAATGAAACTAATTAATTTATCGGCAACGCTTAAGATGGTGCGTAAGAACTACAAGCTAGAGCCTGTGCATTTGGAGTTACTTAACGAGGTGGTGCTGGCTAACAAACATTTGGATGGCAAAGTTACTATCATGCAAATTCTTGAGGCATTCCCGTTGACCAGTCAAGCAACTACGCATAAAAACTTAAAGGCGCTTTTGAAGAAAAAGTTATTAACAACTGTTAATAATCCCGAAGATGGGCGAGTAAAGCTAATAAGAACAGGGTCTAAGTTTACCGATTTGGTTAATGAACTGGAGGCTGTATGAACGATGGCATGAAGATTATCCTTGAGAGGATGAAGACTCATCCTGAGGAGTTTAAAGATACTGATAACCCTTTTGCGTATGACGGCAAGTGGGTGGGTTTGGTACATAGATATGAGAATAATTTACCCGAAGAAGACTTAAAAGCATTTAAAGATGCGGTTGATGCTATGCGACAGGAAGAGTTTACTGCCAAGGTAATGGAGGAACTTCTTGACCCAAAGTCGGAACAAATGGAGTTGGACTTAAACATAAAAAGAACCCCTCCCCCTCGTATGCAACAGGTTGGGCAGACCCCCGTG